CCATGTCCTGGAACAAGAACTAGATATAAATTTTATGTAAGAATTTCTAGATCTGTTAATGGAACTGTATCTGAAATAACTAACATATTACTTAGAAGTTTATGTAGTATTAGTTCAACAAATTCTCCTTGTACTGTTGGAACAACTGATAATATTAATGGAATTAGAGTTACTACATCTGGAGAATCTATAACTGTGCAAGCAAGAGATGATGCAAATAATTTTTATGGAAGTTCAATATCATATACAGCAACTGGTGCTAATAGAGGATATCAATCTGGTATTATTCTTACCCCTGGTGGTTCATACCTATTGTCTTCAGTTGTAACTGGAATAACGTTAGTAGAGCAATAATGACTAAATCACCTTGGCAACTTTGGAAAGAAAAACAACCTGGAGATCCAGCACGTCCATGGGATATGTTAAATCCTAATGTTCAAAATGTTTCTGATGAAGTATTTAAGAAAAGACTTGACATTTGCCTAGGATGTGATAGACTATTTAAGGCTACAACACAATGCAAAGAATGTGGTTGTTTTATGCACTTAAAAGCAAAACTATCACATGCCGAATGTCCACTAAAGAAATGGGGCCCAGAGGGTGTCTGAAGAACAAGTATTCTTTTCTAGTGAAGAAATATATAAAAATAAAACTGTAGTTGCATTTGTAGTTGAAAACGAAGTAGCAGAAGTATTAATTGCTGATGAAAAACTTGGTGCAATATTATTAAGCAATCCTAAAATTATAGATATAACTGGAAGAGACACTGCAATAGATGGTCCAAATCCTGGTTGGTATTATGACAATGGTACCTTTTATCCACCACAAAGACACGAATAGGTAATATGAGTAAACCAACAATTGGCTTCTTAACATATGATTGGGCTTTTGGAATAAAGCCTATACAACCAAATGGTTGTGCTTGGTATAGATGTTATTTGCCACTACAACAACTTAAAAAAGATAAATATGAATCTGGTATGGGTATGCCAGGGTATAACGACAAATATGGATTTGGTATCTTAATACCTGATCAGCAAGCAATTCATGGTTGGGATATTGTTGTTCTTAAACTTATCATGTTAGAGAAAGTAGTAGAACAAATAGATAAAGCCATTGCTATGGGTCAAAAGATTGTAGTTGACTTAGATGACCACATGGAGGGTCTTGCTAAAACTAATCTTGCATATACAATGACAGATCCTGCAAAGAATCCAGCAAATAATAGAGAACATTATTTTAAGATAATTGAAAAGGCTACAGCGTTAATTACATCTACACCATTTCTTCAAGACTTTTATCAAAAGAAACATCCTAATAAACCAGTTTATCTAGTTCGTAATGGTATTGATATAGATAGATGGAGAATGAGAAACGATCATGCTGGCCATCTTCCAACATATGGTTGGGTAGGAGCAACTCCATGGCGTAGTGGGGATTTAGAAAATTTAAATCCATATTTTGGAGAATTCATTGAAAAACAAAGATGTAAGTTTCATCATGCTGGAAGTATTATAAATGCTCCACAGGTTAACAAACAAATAGGATTAAAAGATAAATATTTTACCCATGAACCAATGAAACCTATTATGACTTATCCAGAATTATTTAGAAAAATAGATGTTGGTATAGTTCCTCTAACTAATATGGACTTTAATGATGCAAAGTCTTTTATTAAAGGCCTTGAATATACCGCAGCAGGAATTCCTTTTATTGCAAGCCCAAGCCCTGAGTATGTATACCTAGCAGAACATGGTGTGGGAAGAATAGCAAGCACACCAGAAGAGTGGATAAATCACGCTAAGGAACTTATTAACCCTAGAGTAAGAAAAGAAGAACGAGAGAAAAATAGAGAAATAGTAAAAGAAAAATTCAGCATGCAAGCAAGGGCTGCTGACTGGGAAGAAACATTCGACAAGATTCTTGCGTTATAATTAATATATGGCAAAACTATATATTTCAGCAATAGATGAATTAAAGCCTTTAGCAACTGTTATAGAAGACTTCTTAAAGAGGAATAGCGGGCACAGAAAGGCACTTTTTCAGAACCAAGCAGACCTTACCCTAGAACTAGGTAAAGAGAGGCAATTAGGTAGCAAAAATCCAGTTATTTATATATATGATGAAAATGATCTAGTTTCTAATCTAGGAAAAACTATTACTAAGAATTTTAAAGATAATCTTATAGATTGTTCATACCCACAAAATAATGGGGGTAGTAAAGAATATTTAACTTTAACTATAAATGTATGTAGACAAAATGATTCTATAGATCAACATAAATATGGAAATATTATAGGAGAAGCAATAGTTAAATACTTTAATCCTGAATATGAAGAAATATTAAAGCATCAACAAAATAATGAAAGAAAAGCATCTAGTGATAAGACTTATTATGATAGAGCATTTAATCAGAATGCTACGAATAATTCTTCCCTGATTTTTGGGAAAAAGCCTTAATACCAGCCTTTATACTTTCTAAACTCCCAAGCCTTGCAACCATCTTCATAAACTAAGTCTACATATTTAATCATTGCATCAATCTGAGCATATGGGTTATTTGTTTTCTTTGCATCGACTATACCCCAAGTACTATCTAAAAATTGAGCAAGACCAAAAGCAGTAGATTTTGGATTATCTGCAAGTGGGTTCCATTTTGATTCTGTATCAATAATGTGAAAATAACATTCTAATTCTTTTGCTGGAACATTTTGCTTAACATAATATTGATAGGCCAAAATCGCTCTTTGAGACTTAGGATCAGTGAACTGAGCCCTAGATCTACTGGCTACCTCTGCATTGCTCTCACGAGCCTTTAAAAGCCCCTCTAAAGGGCTAAAGGTGGCCTGTCCTTGTTCGACAGCCACCAAAGGTTGGGCGGTATAAATAGGTCTATGTCTATCTACATAATTAGAATATGTTCCTACAAAAATAAATGCTAATGTTGCTAATACTACACTCTTCATAAGTTACCTCCTTGAAGAAGTATTTTTAGTGACCATACTAGTATAACCCATAAATTCTATAAAAGTCAATAATTTCTTTAAATAATGTGAAATATATCACAAAGGGGGTTTTGCATATATACATATATACATATCTAGATATTATTAATATATTAATATTATTATATTTTTATATTATATATATTTAATCTATTCCCACCCTATCCACCCATCAAGTTTACCCTTGATTTTTAAATTTGTCAATAGTTTCTTTGATAATTTTTTCTACTTTGATTCCTGGGTAAAAAGTTGTCTGACATGATATACACTTAAAGTAAACCTCATCTTGAGAATTAACTCTAGTCACAACAATATCATCTGTATCAAAAGGACAGTTGATTTTAGCAACAAGGTCCTTTTCAACTAAACTGTTATAAAAGTTGACTTCCTGTACTGATAGCATAACTTGACCTCTCTTGAAAACTCTAGTACAATGATATCATCAACTCTTAAAAAAATCAAAAGGAAGTGTTTTATTTTGTCATTTATTAATCAAAAAGGATCAATAACAGATCCATATAAGAATTTTATCCATATCTCTAGGTACGCAAGATGGTTATCAACCGAAAACCGTAGAGAAACCTGGGCTGAAACAGTCAACAGGTTTATGAACTTTATGAAAGATCATTTAGTTTTAAATTATGGATATAGTCCAAATTCTAAAATATTTGACGAAGTAAAAGATGCAGTTTTAAATCACAAGGTCATGCCATCAATGCGTGCTTTAATGACAGCAGGACCTGCTTTAGAAAGAGACCATATCGCAGCATACAATTGTTCATTTATCGCAATTGATAGTCCAAGAGCATTTGACGAAGCAATGTATATTCTTATGAATGGAACTGGAGTTGGATTTTCAGTTGAATCAAAATATGTTGACGAACTACCAGTAATTGCAGAATCATTTAATAAAACAGAAACAACTATCGTTGTTGAAGATTCTAAACTTGGATGGGCTAAAGCATTAAAAGAATTAATTGCTTTGCTTTATCAAGGACAAATTCCAAATTGGGATATGTCAAAAGTTAGACCAGCAGGTGCAAGACTAAAGACTTTTGGTGGTCGTGCATCTGGTCCTGGACCACTTAATGCTCTTTTTGTATTTGTAACAGATACATTTAGAAATGCAGCAGGTCGTAGATTAAAACCTATTGAAGCACACGACATAATGTGTAAAGTTGGAGAAGTAGTTGTTGTTGGCGGAGTTCGTAGAAGTGCATTAATTAGTTTATCTAATCTAGATGATTTTGAAATGGCAAAAGCAAAAAGTGGATCATGGTGGGAACAAAATGGTCAGCGTGCATTAGCAAACAATTCTGCTGTTTACAATGCTAAACCAAGCGTTGCTCAATTCCTCCGTGAATGGAGAAACTTATATGAATCTAAGTCTGGAGAACGTGGCATTTACAACATGGACTCTGTTCGCAAACATGTTGAATCATTTGGTCGTAGAGATGCTTCACTTGTTGCAGGTACAAATCCATGTGGAGAAATTATTTTACGTCCTAATGAATTTTGTAATTTAACCGAGGTAGTTATAAGTGCTGAAGATACTAGAGATGAATTACTTGATAAAGTTAGATTAGCAACAATATTAGGAACATGGCAATCAACACTAACTGATTTTAAATATATTAGAAAATCATGGAAAGATAATTGTGAAGAAGAAAGACTGCTTGGAGTTTCATTAACAGGTATATACGGAAATAAAATTACCTCTACTGCAGGAAAGGCTTTAGAACAACTTCTTACTGATATGAGAACCGAAGCAGTAAGAGTAAATCAACATGAAGCAAAGAAATTAAATATTAACCCTTCTGCATCAATCACTTGTGTTAAACCATCAGGAACAGTAAGTCAACTAGTTGGAGTATCAAGTGGCATTCATCCATGGTATTCAGAATATTACTTAAGAAGTGTTCGTGGATCTAATAACGACCCACTAACTCAATTCTTAAAAGACTCTGGAGTTCCAAGCGAACCAGACGTAATGAAGCCAGAAGAAACAACTGTATTTTATTTTCCACAAAAAGCACCTAAAAATGCAACCGTTACAAAAAGTTTAACAGCAGTTGATCATTTAGAAATGTGGAAGGCTTACAGAACCTATTGGACAGAGCATAATCCAAGTGTTACAGTAAATGTACATGAAGATGAATGGCTGAGAGTTGGAGCATGGGTATTTGATAACTTTGACTCAATTGGTGGAGTATCATTTTTACCAGCAAGTGAGCATACTTATAAGCAAGCACCATATCAAGAAATTACAAAAGAAGAATATGATGAATGGGTTAAAAAATCACCAGAAAATATTCAATGGGAAATGCTTTCTATCTATGAAACAGAAGATGGAACTACTGGAACTCAAGAATTGTCTTGCGTTGCAGGGGTTTGTGAAATAGTTGATATTACTAAGTAGTAACATGCTAAAATAGACTAGAGGAACATCTATGTCTGAATCTGTTTCAAACCTATACGCTGCTAGAGTCTTTGCAGAGCATCCAATAGCATTTTGGTCATTAGACGATAATGTGTCGTATATCTCAAAACTAAGTGTTTCTGAAAAGGATATCACTAACTGGGACTTATATAACCTTCAAGAGGCCTTATCTCCATCAGTTGTATATGGAGAACCTATTCCTAGCACCAATGGCAAATACTACATGAAGATAGTCTCTTCATCAGCATCATTATCAGCATCAGCAATAGCAAGCCCAATTAATACAGCGTTAGACCTAGATCCAGATAAAAAAACAATTTCAATAAATACATTTGTCTATGATCAATCTGGGACTGCAGTAAGTTTTGACATAGGATTTAAATATAATAATACACTTTACTACAATACCCTATCGAACCCTCAGAATCAAACTTGGCAAAAACTTAGTTATACAATGGATATACCAGAAGATACCAATATTTATCCATTTTTTAGAGTTAATTATATAAACGTTGGATCAAATACAGATCTTTATAACATAGTTCTTAATGCAGTATCAGTAGGTCAATGGTCAGAGCCATTTCACTATGAAACAACAGGAAAAATTCCAGAACAGTTATCAAGTGGAAGTTTACTCAATGTATTGTCAGCATCAACATATACACTTCTTTCTCCATCAGCAATTACAGTAATACCAGCAGACTCATATGGAATTGGAAACTCATCGTCTGGTTTCTATCTAGTTGAAAAAAATAGAATGCTTGCATCAAGTTTAGATTTTCCAGTTACATTTGGGTCAAATAATATTACATCCTTAAAGCATCCGCTATATGGAAGAACACCATCTTTAGTATTTCAAGGACAAGGGTTTTTAAATGAGTATGGAAGATATAGATCACTTACTGCAGAATTTTGGTTAAGGTCATATACAACAGCAAAAAATCCAATAAAGATATTTGGTCCACTTACATCTGGCGATGGCATATATATTGAGAATGATTTTATAATTATAAAAATAGGACAAAATAAAAAGTCACACTTTATTGGCAAATGGTATAGACCTATGTTAATAGACTTTATATATGATGTTACAACAGCATCGCTATTGATAAATGGAAGTTCTGTAATTCAAATGGAATTAAATCAAGATCAACTATCTTTTCCAGAAATAGGTTTGGACTATGTAGGATTCTTTACTGATGAAGAAATTGTAACAATGGAGATAGACTGTTTTGCAGTATACCCATACTCTGTTCCCGAACAAGTAGCAAAAAGAAGATTTGTATATGCACAAGGTGTTGAAGCAGCAAATAATATTACAACAAGTTTTAGCGGAGATTCATTCCAACTTGACTTTCCATATGCAAAATATACCGCAACTTTAAATTACCCAGATATGAATGATTGGAACTCTGGATATTTTAATAACCTAAAAAGTACATCAAGACTTTTAACATTTCCAGAATATGAGTTACCTGAGATTATATTTAGCACATCTGCAAGTGGTGCGTTTGAAGGGGTAGATCAAAATCAATTCCTACAAGATAATTATGAAGCACAAGATGATGAATATACATTTATAAAACTAAAACCTAACTCTTCATATGACACTATAAATGCAAATATATACTTTCCTCAATTAAACTTTTTAAATAGCCCACTTAAATCAGTCTTTGGGGTATTTGGTGCTCCGTCATCACTTTCTGTAACCCCAGAAGTAGTAATGAGTTTTGCAAATGCATTTAATGGAAGCACATTTGATATTACAATAAGTTCTTCTGGATTAGAATATTCTTTTAACGGTACAGTTATTGCGTCATCTGCTGTTACTGCATCATCCACATTTATAGCAGGTATAAACCTAGATACTGTAAACACACAGTTTAGAGATAATGTACAAAACTTCTTTTCTAACCCACAAAACCTATCATTAAGAGTTGGTGGAACGCAAACATCTACATATTCAGGAAAAATACATAGAGTTACATTTAATAATGCACTATATACACAAAAAGACTTGGCTGATTACATAGATGCTAATGGATTTTTTATACCAACACTAGATTCATACTATCTAAAATACTATCTAGGCAACTATACATTTTATCCACAAATACTTTCAAATAGTTTACTTTTAGATATAGGTGCTTCTGGGTACTGGGAAGATTCAATACCTTTGTCATATTTTGGAAGGTATGTAGAAGATAGAAATAAAAATTCATACTACGACCTAGACTTGCTTCAATATAATATAGAGACACCATCTTCTCCAGTATTAAAGAAAGATAAATACTATGTTGATGGAGGATCTTCTCAGTCATCTAATTTTAGATTCTGGTTTGACGATGGATTTTATGATAGAGAAGTAGAAGACATTACGTTAGAGTTTGATGGAGGAAGTCCATCAGAAAGCACTGTTGAACTAACAGACCCTCAACTTGACGTAGCATTCAAAGACTATTCAAAAGATAATTACTTTATTAGATCATATATCACATTACAAAACTTTGCAGATGTTGGAAAGATTCCATATTCTCAATACGAAAATATACAAAGAATAAATGGAGATAGAGTGCTTGACTTTGACTCTTCCAGTATTCAAGACTTTAATACTACAAAATACGAGGTAGTGGATAGAACTGTAATATTTCCTCCTAAAGAACTAGTTGATTTTAAAGATTATTATGTAACTGTTCATGTTGAACTTAAGACTAATGGAATTATAAATAACCCTACACAGATAAAAAATATGTCTCTATCGTCATTAGCATATGACGAAACAGCCTTTTACTCTATTAGTAGCCCAGATGGATATAAACTATTCCCATTTAGTAGATACAATAAGTTTTATGTATATAAAAACAAAAATCCATTTGTAGTATATAAAGATTCTACCTCATACATGTATACAACTGCAGACTCTGGAATTAGTGTTTTGCCATACGACTCACCAGCAACTAGAGGTGTTACAATCCCAATAAATCAACAACAGGCGAGCCTATATACATTGGGTGGAGTTCAATTTTGGGGATTCTACAATAAAGACTTTACAATAGAATCTTCAGAAAAGTTTGCACAAATTAAAACACAATATAGAACATATGATTTATACCTAGAGCCAGAATCAAACAATACAAGGGCAAAGGTAGTAATATATGATGAAAATGGCTATAATCAAAATGATGAGGTTATATTCTATCAAAATGGAAAGATAGTAGATAATATCTATATTACCCCACTTACATGGAATTCAATTCTTATAGTATTTGATCAAGGTGAGAACTTAAATAGTTATGTTGGACAGTTTGAAATATATGAAGGAATCATGGTTAATAATATTGCCTTCTATAGAAAGTCTAATGAGGTAATTGGAAGAGAGTATGTTGGTAACGACTGGCTTGATCTAAGTACAGAGACAACCTGGGAAACATGGTTCAACCTTTCAAACTGGACAAACATAGAAGGACAGGTAGAGGAAGTTAGAGTAAATGTAGATGGAAAAACAATATATGACTCTACTTTTGGAGTTTCTAATGTAGTTTTAAATGATAATACTCAACTTACAGTAAATTCAGATAGTGTAATTTTAGTTACTGGAACTGTTTGGGAAAACTATAGACAGATACCAGTATAATATGGTACAATTGTGTATATGAAAAATCAGAGTGTTCCACAAAATGGTAAAAGTAAGTTAACAGTATTAAATAAACAACAAAAATATGGCCTATATGTATGGCAAATGGATCACAATGGAAAGGCTTTTGGAGACGGTAGAGGAAATGTTATGAATATACCTGGCCATCCTTACGACCTTGAAAAGATGGCTAAGGTAAAACAAGCAGCACAATATTATGGTGCTCCAGCAGGAAAAGTAATATTCATGCCAGGAATTAGAAGAGTTTCGGATGCTGAATACTCAGAACAAGTTAACAGAATGAAGGAAGGCTACATTGCTAGCGAAACAGACATTGGTGCATGGATGGATGCAGAAAGAGGATTAAAAGCCCATGGAGAATGAAGAATACGAATACATCGCTAGAATAGATAATCTAGATAAGATGGAAAAAGCAGCAAAAACTGACGAGTTTATGGTTGATGCTGAAATAGCAAAGTCATATTCAGGTTTAGATGCTAACTTTAAACGTAGAGCATCGCGTTCAATTAATAAAGTTTTTACAGGACAAGATAATACAAAGTCAAAACAGTTGCTTCCAGAAATGGATATGGTAACAGCATATGGCCTATACGATGTAGTTGTTCCACCATACAACCTAGATGAACTTGCTTGGTTTTATGAAAATTCATTTGCAAATCATGCTGCAATTAATGCTAAGGTTTCAAATATAGTTGGTTTAGGATATCATTTTGAAAATACAGATAGTACTACAGCCAGACTAGAAGAGGCTGAATCAGAAGATCAATTATTAAGAGCACAAAGAAAACTTCAAAGACTTAAAGCACAACTAACACAATGGCTAGAAGATTTAAATGATGAAGATACATTTAGCCATATACTTGAAAAGGTTTATACAGACGTAGAATCAACTGGAAATGGATATATTGAAATTGGAAGAAAGGTAAATGGGGATATTGGATATGTTGGTCATATACCTTCTACCACAATAAGAGTACGCCGCCTTCGTGATGGTTATGTACAAATTGTTAACCAAAGAGTTGTATTCTTTAGAAACTTTCAAGGTAAAGAATCTAATCCAGTTACAAGTGATCCAAGACCAAATGAACTTATTCACATTAAAAAGTACTCTCCAAAAACCTCATATTATGGAGTTCCAGACACTATAGCATCATCAGTTTCTATGGTAGGAGATAATTTAGCAGGTAGATATAATATTGACTACTTTGAAAATAAAGCAGTTCCAAGATATATAGTAACATTAAAGGGTGCTAAATTAAGTGCTGAATCAGAAGATAAATTATTTAGATTTTTACAATCAGGCCTTCGTGGTCAAAATCACAGAACTCTATATATTCCACTTCCAGGAGATACGCCAGATAGTAAGGTAGATTTCAAGATGGACCCTATTGAGGCTGGAATACAAGAAGGATCTTTTGAAAGATACCGTAAGTCAAATAGAGACGATATCTTAATGGCTCATCAAGTTCCATTTTCTAAAGTAGGTGGAGGTGCTGGAGTTTCAATTGCCTCTGCATTAGCCTCAGATAGAACATTTAAGGAACAAGTTGCTAGACCAGCACAAAGAAACCTTGAAAAGGTAATTAATAAGATTATTAAAGAAAAGACAGACATCTTAACATTTAAACTCAATGAATTAACCTTGACGGATGAAACTACACAAAGTCAAATAGATGAAAGATATCTAAGAATGCAGGTAGTAGTTCCAAACGAGGTAAGAGAAAGACTTGGCTACCCTTCAAGAATAGGTGGGCAAGACCCAATTATTTTGGGTGCTCAACAAAGAGCAGAACAAGCAGCACAAGCATCTGGTAACAGAAGCAGGGATCAACAAAGAACTGATAATGCTAGTGATTCGCCTTCAACCATAACTGGAAGAGGTCCAGGTGGCGAAGGTAGAACCGTATTATAACACTTTTAAAAATCCCTTATAAATACTAATATAATGGAAGTAGTATGACTATTTTGCATAAAGCATTTTGGCACTCTGAAGATAACTCTATTAAGTTATCGATGCCAATCGCTAAGGTCGATAAAGAAAAACGTATGGTTTCAGGGTTCGCAACCCTAGACAATGTTGACAAGCAGTCAGACATTGTTCCAAGTGATGTAAGCATGAAAGCCTTTGAAAGATTTCGTGGTAACCTAAGAGAAATGCATATGCCTATTGCCGTAGGTAGAGTAATGTCATTTAAAGCAGATAAATTTTACAATAAAGAAGAAAATAAGTTTTATAATGGAGTGTATGTAGATGCCTATATTTCTAAAGGTGCTCAAGATACTTGGGAAAAAGTTCTTGATGGTACTCTTTCTGGCTTTTCTATTGGCGGTAGTATTAAAGAAACTGAAGATCAATTCAGCCCCGAAATGGATAAAACAGTTCGCGTTATTAAAGACTATGACTTAAGTGAATTATCACTAGTAGATAATCCTGCAAATCAATTTGCAAATATTTTATCAATTCAAAAGAAAGAAGATGGAACTAACACTATTGATGGATTCTTATCTAAAATGACTGTTGAAAATGTTTATTGGTCTAAAGATGAAAATCTTGTTAGATTATCAAAAGAAGAAGATCCACGCTCAGGAGAAGTATTAATAGGATTTGTTGAAACAACAGATGCTGAAAAAGCACAAAGAATTAAAGATTTATTAAAAGAACATGGAACAATCACAAATGAAATGACACCAAATAAAAATCCTCATTCAATGGAAGATTGTTCAGATCCAGAAAATTGTCCAGAACATATGAAAATGTGGAATGACAAAAAGAAAAAGAAAAAAGATGAAGATATGATAAAGGCTAATGTTAGAGTTGGCGACATGGTATCTTGGAACTCAAGCGGTGGTACTGCTAGGGGAAAAGTTGTTAGAGTCGTTCGCAATGGAAAAATAAAAGTTCCAAATAGTTCTTTTACTATTACAGGAACGCCAGAAGATCCAGCAGTTGCTATTAGGGTTTACAGAGATGGAAAACCTACAGATACAATTGTTGGACACAAGATGAAAACACTAAGAATGAATTCATCAAAATCACTTGATGGGATATCAATTGATAATTCCGTAAAGGAGGGGAATATTATGGCAAATACAGAACAAGAAGTAACTAAGGCAGTTGAAGACGAAGTAGTCGTTGTAGACGAAATCGTTAAGTCTGATACAGCAGAAGCAGAAGTAGCAGCAGAAGCACCAGCAGAAGCAGCAGATGCACCAGCAGAAGTAGCAGCAGAAGCAGAAGCAGTTGAAAAATCTGACACTGTAGTTGAAGATGCCACCACTCCTGCTGAAGAAAGCAAAGATGCTGACTTGGCAAAGGCTGTTGAAACAGTCAAAACTTCTGTTGAAGAAGTTAGCAAGTCCGTTACTGCAGCAGTTGGAGATTTAGTGGCAACTGTAAAATCAATTAATGAACAAATTGCCGAATTACAAAAAGGCGTTGCAAAAGTAACCGAGGAAGTTACAGCAATTAAAAGCAATGCAGAAGAGTTTGGAAAGCGTGTTGACTCATTAGAAGATGACACTGCTGTCCGCAAGTCTGGCGACCTAGGCGGGGTCGTGCAGGAAAACAAAATACAAAAAAGGTCGATGTGGGGCGGGCGTTTCCTCAATTCCGCTGACCTCTATCGTTAACATTCACTGGGAGGTGAAAAAATTATGTCA